GAAGATTGTCGAAAGCATCAAGACTGGATTCAACAATGCCGTCAGCTTCATCAAGAATCTGACATCATCTGCATTTCAGTGGGGCGCAGACATCATTCAGGGTATCGTGAATGGTATCAAGAGTTGTATCGGTAAAGTCAAGGATGCTGTAACAAATGTGGCAGAGACAATCCGTTCATTTTTACATTTCTCTGTACCGGATGAAGGACCTTTGACAGATTATGAAAGCTGGATGCCTGACTTTATGAGTGGTCTGGCAAAAGGGATTGAACAGAGTAAGAATATGGTAGCAAAAGCTGTGGAAGGTGTTGCATCAGACATGGTTATCAGCCCACAGATGACGGTAGCCGGATATGGTGCAGATATGAATATGAAAGCATCGTCAGCAACAGAAAGCATTAGTGGAATCACATCTGCCATTACTGAGGCACTTAGCCAGGTGAATGGACAGAACGGAGACATTGTAATTCCAATCTATCTGGGTGGAACAATGTTGGATGAAGTGATTGTAAATGCACAACAGAGAATGAATTTAAGAAGTGGAGGAAGGTAGAATGGCTTTTTTTGTATATTTGAAATTTGACGGAACTGTCCTTCCTCTGCCGGATTCTTATGATGTGTCCTTGTCGGCAGTGGAAGCAGACAGTAGTGGGGAAACAGAGGCGGGAACTACTCAGAGGGATGTTGTACGTCAGGGAGTAGTGAATATCTCGGTTTCTTTTTCCGTGACAGCAAAGTGGTTGAAAGCACTGACTGCCTATTCCAAACAGGATAAGTTGTCGGTGGACTATTTTGATACGGAAACAGCAGATATGAAAAATACAGAAATGTATGTTGAGGGATTTAAGGCGAAATTGGAAAAGGATACATCCTACAAAGGATTGTGGACAGTATCCTTTGCGTTGAAAGAATTTTAGGAAGGCGGTGTTTGAATGTACCCGGTAAGTGAAGCATTCCTGTCAGCGGTACAGGAGAACACGAGGAGATATTACTGGACTGGAAAGATTACCACGAAAGCGGACGTGGTACATGAATTTTCCGAAAAAGACATTGTAAAGGGAAGCGGATATATTTCTTCCCAGTGCTGCGGAAGTACGGAAATGGAACTCGGTACGGTGTATGCTGCAGAGATGGGGATTACATTATTCCTGTCTGTGGATAGATATTCCTTAGAGGGAGCAATCATGGAATTGTTCTATCATTTGTGTCTAGCAGATGGAACTTACGAGAGTATACCAATGGGTGTGTATGAGGTAAGTGAAGCCAACCGAATGGTCAAATGTTTGGAATTGAAAGCCTATGATTACATGCTCCGTTTTGAGGAAGATTTCAGCGGCACCAGTACGGCTGGAACAGCGTATGAAATCATTATGTTATGCTGCGGAGCCTGTCATGTGGAGTTTGCCAATACACAGGAAGAGATTGATGCCATGCCAAATGGTACGGAGATTCTTTCTGTGTATAGCGACAATGACATAGAAACCTATCGTGACGTTCTTTATTATATCGGACAGGTGCTTGGCGGTTTCTTTGTCATTAACCGTGAGGGGAAACTGGAGCTTCGCAAATATGGCAATGAACCGATTATGGAAATTACCCAGAAGCAGAGATTTTCCAGTAGTTTCTCTGATTTTATTACAAGATACACAGCAATCAGTTCCACGAACTTAAGGACACAGACCGCAGAATACTATGCTTTAGAAACGGACGATGGTTTGACCATGAATCTTGGCTCCAATCCATTTTTGCAATTTGGTTTGGAAGAGACCAGAAAGACCTTATGTGAAAACATTCTTGCTGATATTTCCGTGATTTCCTATGTGCCTTTTGATTCAGAGACCATAGGAAATCCGGCATTGGATTTAGGGGATGTGATCCGATTCAGTGGCGGTCATGCGGATGGGGAGCAGATTACCTGTATAACTTCAATTCAATGCAAGATTGGTGGCAAACAGACCCTGAAGTGTGTGGGCAAAAATCCGAGACTGTCACAGGCTAAGAGTAAGAATGATAAGAACCTGGTAGGTCTTTTAAACCAGATTGATGAGGGAAAGGTTGGCTTCTTTTCCTTTACCAATGCAAAGGTCTTTGAATTGGGAGAAACAGAGGTTGAAGTTATCAGTATTGATTTTACCGCCGGAGAGGTGACACAGGCTGAGTTCATTGGCTTGGTGGTCATGGATGTGGTTGCGGATACCATAACACGGGAGAGTGCTGCTGTGGGGACGATTACAGTTCCGGTTCCTGTGACCACAACTCAGGAGAGTGACAACACAAATACAGATGAAACAGAAAACGTGGAAGAGGGAACGGAGACTGGGGAAGAAACTGGAGATACAGCTGAGACCGTTGATGTAAATGTGACAGTCAATCTTCCGGTTAAGTGGGAAGAAGATGGCAAAGTGGTTGTCCGAGCCAGATATTCTTTAAATGATACGGACATCGATTTGTTTTATCCGACACAGACCTACGGAACAGGAAGATACACATTTCCTTTGTATTATCCGGTAAATAACGTGATTCCAAATCTGCTGAATAATTTTAAAGTGTATTTTTCGGTAAGCGGCGGAACAGTGATGATAGAAAAAGGTTGTTGTATTGCAACGGTTACTGGACAGGGGCTTGCAGCGGAAGCGGCGGCAGAATGGAATGGTACATTGACTATTGAAGATACCATTCAGAAATACCATGTGCTTCACTGGATGAATCCGGGACAGCTTGTGGATATGGTAGTGGTAGAAAAAGATTCTCCTGATGCATACCAGATTTCACAGAAGATGAGGAAACTGGCCATGACAGATTTTTCTATGATTTTTGAAGAAGGGAGCGAAGGTTAAATGAAGTTAAAAGGAAAGACAACGATTGAATTGACGGATGTGAATACCGGAGAAGTGACAATGGTGGAAGAAGAAAATATGATCACCAATGCATTACAGTATTTCTTTAATTCCAATCCGATGGGGGCATTCAGTTACTTGCAGACTACGGACACTATAAAGTATTTCAATAAGTATTTTATTCCGATGTGTCCGAAAGTGTTGGGTGGCATCATGCTATTTTCAGAAACGCTGGAGGAAAATGTGGAAAATATTCTTCCGAATACAAATGTAATGCCAATGGCGTATGCGGCAAACAATGCCAACCCTTATGAGGATACAAAGCGTGGCAGTATGAACCTGAATGAATCAATGCCTATCACAAACGGATATAAATTTGTATGGGACTTTGCAACCAGTCAGGGAAATGGAACGATTGCAGCGGTGGCACTGACAAGCTGCTATGGTGGGGAAGCTATTTATGGTTCTGTTCATGATGATACATCTCCATTTATGCTGATAAAAAGGGAAAGCATTTCCGGATTGGAGAGTTTTATCCGTCTGCGATATATGGATGCGGTGGAACTGGATGCAGAGAATGAAATTCTGTATTCCATTTCTTACAGTGCGGACGGTATCAGTATTTATAAGCTGCATATCCCGGTTCACAGTATCGGTCTGAATGATGACTTAAACGGTGCGTCCTATGAGATTCTGGAAGAAAAAGTGATTGTACCATCTACGTTTCAATTCGTAGAGTATATCAATCTTCATGGTGCTTTTTATGACGGAAAAGATGGGTATTGGTATGGATTTGGGCATCGTTACAATACAAGTGGAAGCGCCACGGTTTATTGGATTAAGATAAGTAAGACGGATTATTCTTTCACGGAAGGCAAGTGGACTCTTTCCAATACGTTTCTGGAAGATGCGGGCGATTACAAGTTGGCATCGCCGTATAGATTCACACAAGGATGTGTGAGGGACGGATATTATTATGTGATGTCTAATTCCAGAACAGGTGTGTATAAGATTGCAGTAGATAATCCGGTGGATGTTACGTTGCTTGATTTGGGCTTCAAGTCAAGCGATCAGGGGCTTGGTTCTTACTCCAATAGCGGAACTGTGATGGCATTGATTGAGAATATCATTATTGCAAGGGACTTTATGATTATGGAAGATGATACGGTGGTTCTGACAAAAGGGGATGAAAAGTTTCCCGAAATTAGCACACCTGTATTTCAGTGGAGACAGTTTCTTTTTACATGGGAGCCATTTTACAGGAGTATTTATTTACTGACTCCGTTTTTGGCAACCATCAACAACTTAGCGTCAGCGGTGGTAAAGACGGCGGATAAAACCATGAAGATTACCTACACGCTGACGCATGAGTCATAATGTTATTTGGTTGAGGTGCCGAATTCTGGCAGACACTTAAGGATTTATGATTTGCTGTCAGAAGAAGCACCGTAGACATTGGTTGCTTCTGCAACTTTGGAAAGATGTTCGTATTCTTTACCCAAAAGATTCAGTTCAGCAGCTCTGCGTTTTAATTCGGTCTGAAGAAGGTGCTGGTTGTATAAGGTTTGTTCTTCGTCTGTTAAGGGTCGGATACAGATAGAACCGTTTTCGTATTCGACTTTTACAGTTGCACCTACAGAAAAACCTAACTCTTCCAGCCATTTTCCTTCTATCTGGATTTTGGGAACGGTAAGGATACTTTTCTTTTGAAAACGGGTTGTGTAAGCAACTTTAATGTTTTTGGATTTCATAAGTAAATGCCTCCTTTGCTTTAGCCATTTGCACTGGCTTCGTTTTTGGTAGTGTTATATATCACTCTAAAAGGTGTAAATAGCAAGGAGAATCGACTTATAAATCGAACAATAATTATGAAACAAATTGTGTAATGTACACAGGTAATTTAGGCAGGCTGATTTCGGTCTGTCTTTTATTTTGCAAATTTTTTAGAAATGGAGGAACAACGTAATGAAAGAATTTTGGAACAGTATTCAGTTTGTATTCACTGTGGTTGGTGGATGGCTCGGTTATTTCCTTGGAGGATATGACGGACTTCTGTATGCATTGATTGTCTTTATGGTAATGGACTACATCACTGGCGTGATGTGTGCTGTTTCTGATAAGAAGCTGTCCAGTGCTGTCGGATTCAAAGGTATATGCAGGAAAGTAATCATTTTAATGTTGGTTGGTATTGCCAATTTGTTGGATGTAGAAGTGATCGGAACAGGTGCTGTATTAAGAACGGCTGTGATTTTCTTCTACTTATCAAACGAAGGTGTGTCTTTATTGGAGAATGCTGCACATCTTGGCTTACCAATTCCTGAAAAGCTGAAAGTAGTATTGGCACAGCTTCACAATAAAGCAGAAAGTGAGGACGAGAAGAATGAAGTTGGTTAAGAGTATTTTGACAAAGAATCCGTGCTACATAGCAGGAAAAAAGATTACAGTGAAGGGGCTTATGCTCCACAGTGTAGGGTGTCCTCAGCCGAGGGCATCCGTTTTCATTAATAACTGGAACAGGGCAGACTATGACAATGCCTGTGTTCACGCATTTATTGATGGAAATGATGGAACGGTGTACCAGACACTTCCATGGAACCATCGTGGGTGGCACTGTGCTTCAGGCAAGAATGGCTCTGGAAACAATACGCACATCGGTGTGGAAATGTGTGAGCCAGCCTGTATCAAATATACTGGCGGGTCAACATTTACCTGTTCTGATCTG